CTTCGCCGCGCACCGCCAACGAGCGCGTCGCCGCGGCCGTGCTGAAGCGCTTCGATGAGCTGCACGGGGCGCAGCTGCAGCGCGAGGCGCAGCTGTACGCCGAAGCACACACGGCCACCGATCTCACGCTGCCGTACACGATCAGCCGCACGATCAACAGCGCGGTTTTCCCGTCTCTCGTCGCAACGAGCGTCTTTGACACGGCGCTGATGCAGAACAGCCCGGAGTACCTGTACTACGAGTCGTACGCCGAGGAGACGGGCCTCACGGCTACGGTGACCGATGAGGTTGTCGCGGCGCCGGCCACGCTCGGCAACACGAGCGCGCTCGCCGCGCAGCGCGTGATCCCGGGCACGGTCGTCGTGACCAACAGCGCCGGAAGCACGACCTACACCGAGGGCACTGACTACACCGTCGATTACGCCAACGGCCTGGTGTTCTTTCCGGCGTCGGGCGGCGCCATCACGGCGTCGCAGTCGCTCAAGATTGACTACCAGTACAAGGCGATCCGCAAGGGCGAGAACGCCGCGATCGAGCGCTCGAAGAACACGCTGTCGCGCATCTCGATCGAGGCGAAGGCCGACCGCCTCGCCGTCGAGATCACCAACGAGGCCGTGGTGTTCGGCCGCTCGCAGCTGGGCTATGACGTGGCGGCTCGCGCCGTTGCGAACATGACCAACGAAATCAACCGGATCATTGATCAGGGCCTGATTCGTCTGGCCATTCAGGCCGTCAAGGCGATTGCCTCGAACAGCGGCGGCACGTGGACCGTCGGCAGCACGCCCGACTACAGCGTCGGCGTGAGCACGATCGGCAAGGCCAAGGTCAAGGTGCTCAATCGCAACTATCAGCCGACGTTCGCGCTGATGAGTGCGACCAACAGTGATTTGATCGCCAACTGGACGGGCTTCTCGGCGTCGGGCCTGCGCCCGGACGGCGCGATCAACCCGGCGGGCTTCGTCGGCCGCGTCAAGGGCCTCGATGTGTTCGAGACCACGCAGATGACGGACACCGAGATCATCGTGGGCAACCGCGAGCTGGTGATGTTCCGCATCTTCCAGCCGCTGCTGGTCAAGGGGCCGTTCCCGTCCTACGACTCGAACAAGCTCAAGGCCAACGACCAGTGGTACATCGAGGGCTTCAACGCCAGCGCCGCGCCTGTCCCGCAGAAGGGCGCCTACATGGTCGTGGCGTAGACATCACTGCAACAGGGAGGGATTCGCGCGAATCTCTCCCTGACACAATGACTACATGAAGCGATTCGTCCGAATCACCGCAATTGCCGAGCGCGTGCTTGTCGCCGAGAACTGGCTGTACGCAGGGGAGTCCCGCGTGGTGCATCGTCGCTACGCCAACATCGTAGCGGCGGCCAATCCCGGCGCGATCGTGGTGTCCGAGCTCGACGACGGAGAGACGACCGAACCGCAGCCCGCCGTCCTGGAGGAGGTGATCCCGCATGCCCATCACGCGCCAGTCGCTGATCGACAGTCTGACCGCGGCGCTGTTCGCAAAGGACGGCGTCCCTAGCTCGACGCAGTACGCCGACGCCATCGACGCGGCGGTGCTGGCCTATTCGCAGCGCGTGCCGCTGGTGCGCACGATCACGCTCGCCATCACGGCGGGCGTTGCCACGTACGCACTGCCTGCGGATTTCCTCGCGCTGCTCTCGCTGGAAACGGGCACGGTGCTCGGCCAGCAGATCGCAATCACGACGGCGGGAATCGTGCCCCTCGGCGACGAGCCGGAAGAGGCCTACGAGATCATCGGCAAGAACCTGGTGTTCGACGAGGCGCCGAGCTACACCGCCGATCGCCTGCTCAAATACGCCGCTGCGCACGTCGTGGCATCTGGCAGCTATGCAGACCTGCAGGCGCAGGAGACGCGCCCGATCCTCTGGCGCGCCCAGGCCGACCTGCTGCGCATGCTGGCGATGCGCGAGGCCGGCAACGCGTGGTCGTATCGCATCGGCGACGAGGCTGTCGACAAGAAGGGCCTCGGCGACGCGCTGTTCAAGGCCTCGGACGCAATCGAGCGGCAGTACGAGAATGCGGTCGAGGCGCTGGGCGGCGGCGCCGGAACCGGCGGCGTCGTCGGCGTCCGATCCGATTACAGCGCCTGGAGGTGAGATGCTGAGCAGCGGCGACATGGCCAACATCCGAGCGGCGTTCGGCGAGATGCGCACCGACAACGCGGTCAGCATCGCGCTTCGGCGCGGCAGCACGACGCTCGCTGCGCAGTCGTTTCGTTTTGCGCTGACGGGCGGCGCGACGCGCAATGTGGCGACGACGCGCCCGGCGCAGGGCGCCAGCGAATCCACGGCGCAGGGGACGCTGGTCGGCGCGATCACGGCCGACGTCCAGATCGGCGATCGATTCACCAGCGGCGGCGTCGTGTGGCGCGTGATCTACGTGCGCCCGGATCGACGCGCGGCGACGCTGTGCGATGTGGAGGCAACGGCATGAGCGCGATCGGCTACACCTTTTCGTTCGATGACCTTGAGAAAAAGTTCGAGCAGCTGGGCAATCGCATGGTGCCGGCGCTGCGAGGCCGCATGGATCGCTGGGGGCAGCGGACCGAGGACATGATGCGGCGAGGCGCCGTGTGGACCGACCGCACTGGCGCGGCGCGGCGCGGCCTGTTTCACGACACGCAGCAGGATGGGCAGTCCGTCACCGTGCGTTTTGGCCACACGATGGAATACGGCCGATACCTGGAGCTCAGCAACGGCGGCAAATACGCGATCGTGATGCCGACGATTCAAGCGCAGCTGCCGGCGCTTGAGGAGCGGCTGGCAAAATGGCTCGAGGACACGGGGGAATGACATGGCACTGACCGACACCATCAGCGCGCTGTTCCGGCGCCTCTCCCGCAGTGGGCAGACCGCAGATACAGCGGTCGCTGCCTCGCCCGTGACTACGCTGGACGACACGCCGCAGCCGTTGCGCATCGGGTGGACGCAGAGCAGCCCGTTCCGCGTGGATCGCAGTCGCAAGGCCATCGTCGAGGAGTGCCGGCGTCTCTACGAGCACGACCCGCGCATCCGGCGCATTCTGAAGAGCGTGTCGGCCGATGTCGTCAAAGGCGGCTACACGGTGACGGTGCGCAACGACCGCCGCGCCGAGGAGATCGCCGCGGCGCAGGAGCAGCGCCTGAAACTGACGTCGCGCCTCGACGACTGGACGCGGCTGTGCTTCATCGATGGTGATCTCTTCCTCGAAATCGGCGTCAGCCAGGTCGGACAGATCGCGGCCATCACGCGAAAGCCGACGCTCGAGATGGTGCGCAACAGCAACCACATTGACATGTTCGACGATCCGGAACGCGCGTTCTACTGGGTCGGCGATGCCGGCGAGTTCGCGTACGGCAACGAGCCGCCGCGCGGCGCCGTCCCGCTGCGGCAGTGGCAGATCATCCATGCGCGATGGGATCACGACGACGGCCGGCGCTACGGCACGCCGATGTTCCAGACGGCCGTGCAGACGGCAAAGTACGTCAGCGACGGCGAAAAGAACATGGCGATCCGCCGCCTCGTGCGCAGCGGGCTGCGCTACGCCCATCGCGTGGAAGGTTCGCAGCAGGAAGTCGAGCGCTACCGCAAGGCCAATCAGGACGCGTTGCTCGACCCATACGCCGCCGTCACCGACTTCTTTGGCAACAGCACCATCACTCGGCTGGACGGCGACGCCAACCTTGCGCAGTACGACGACGTCATGCACCACGTGCGCACGCTCGGCCTGGCGTCGCCGATCGCGCTCGGCCTGCTCGGCTACGGGCAGGACTTGAACCGCGACGTGCTCGATGAGCAGCAGCAGCAGTACGAGCGCACCCTGGAATCGATGACGGAGTGGCTGCAGGCGCAGATCGTCGAGCCGCTGCTTCATCTGGAGTGGATGCTGCACGGCATCTACCCCGACGGGATCGACTACGAGATCGTGTGGAAAGCGAAGCAGCCGTTCACGGCTGCAAACCTCAAGCTCGCCGCCGAGGCCGGCCTTGCGCTGCAGACGCTCGGCTACGACCCGGAGACGGTGCATGCCATGCTCACGCGTTTCATGCCCGGGCTGGCCGCGATTGCCCCGGCGCCGCCGACGCCGATGGAGACGTCGCCGGCTTCGATCGCCGCTGCGCTGGGGGCGCCGTGATTCAGGCCGCAGTGCAGTACCGCATCCAGTACGGCGCGCAGCTGCGGCTGCAGCTCTACACGGTGATGCGGACCACCGAGGCTTTCCAGCGCGCCGCAGACACGGCGCGCGCGCTGCTGGGCAAGGCGGCCGACGCCAACGGCATGGTGTCCGACCTCGCCGTCGGCGCGATCCGGCCGAAGATCGCCGCGGCCGTCGACGAGGCACTGGCCGAGTGGCAGCGCCTGCTCATCGCCGCGCGGCGCGAATCGGCATCGATCCCGTTCGGCACCATGCGCGTGATGCATCGGCTCGCCATGCGCGGGCGATCACGGCAGCGCTTCGGCGAGGCCGTGCGCGGCACGCTCGACGACCCCGAGGAGGACGAGTCGATCGACTATGTGTTTCAGCCGCAGATCGCCGTCGTGCTGAACGCGGCGACGCGCAACTATCGCGGGGGCTTCTCGGACGCGATCTGGCGCACGAGCCAGCA